TCCTGCTCTTTAAGAGCAAAGACGGTGCTCCGGGAGCAAAATCTTCCGAACCCCCTGCAGCGAAAGGAGGTGAGAAAAGCGAGAGCCCAGTCAAGAAGTTTTTCTCTGCTATAGCAAAGGCTCTGGGAATAGCCGAAGACGAGCATGTGGGCGAAGCGCTCGAACAGATAGCCAAAGGTTACGAAGCCGCAACATTCGGAGAAAAGATGGACGAACAGAAACGCAGAAGAGTCACCAGCGAGATCTGGGACGTTTGCTACGCCCTGGAGGAAAGCCTGTGCTCCATTATCTGCGATGATGAAGTATCGGAAGAGGACAAACCAGGCATGATGGAGCAGAGCCTGAATGAGTTCGCGGAGGCTGTGAAAGAGCTGATCCCAACATGGGCGCAGGGAAAGACCACAAACAAAATCGCCAAGAATGAGCAGCCAATCACACCCGTAAGGCTTGAATTAGCCAAGGCGGCCAAGGAAAAGCTGGAGGCTATCATAGCCAAAGGGGAAAAGGATCCGGAAACAGACCCGGAAACAGATCCTGAAGACACATCCGTTCAGGACGGATGCAAAAAACCAAAAACAAAAAAATCGAAAGGAGACATGGAGGACATGAAAATCGATAAGAGCAAACTGACACCTGACGAGCTCGCGATGCTTGAGGCCATCGAAAAGAAGGCCGGCATTCCTGACGAGCCCGCAAATGATCCTAATCCCGCCGCACCTGCAGCAACCGATGTAAACAAGAGCGCAGGCCAGGCTGGGGACAACCAGAACACCGGAGAAGAGGAAGACATCTACAAGGGACTTCATCCTGCAGTAAAGGCAGAGCTTGAAAGACTTCGCAAGGCAGCAGACCAGGCAGAGGAGAAAGAGCTGGCCGAGATCGCCAAGAAGTATGAGATCATCGGCAAGAAGCCCGAGGAGCTGATACCTCTCTTCAAGAGCCTGAAGAAAGCTGGCGGCAACGCTTATGAGCAGATGATCGCCATACTCGACGCCAGCGTGGAAGCTGTGGAGAAGTCAGGAGTTTTCTCCGAGATAGGCAAGAAAGGCGGCACTGGCACCGTTGACGCATGGGTAGCCATCGAGAAGCACGCCGACGAGATCCAGAAATCCATGCCTAACTTGACGAGAGCTCAAGCAATCGATAAGGCATGCCAGCTTCACCCTGAACTCGTACATGAGTACGAAAAAAGCAGATAAGGAGGAATGAACATGTTTATCAGCACAGGAATCAATGATAGCCCGGTAATCACCGGAAAGGCAGCATTGCAAATGGCAAATGCAGCGTTCCATGCTGCAAAATTTGACGTCAACGGGAACATTACACATGCAGGAGCAGGCGAAAACGCAATCGGCCTGTTCATTGCAACTACGCCGGAGCTTGTAAACGCCGGTGATGATGTAACCGTTCAGATCAAGGACATCGGCCTCTGGGTAACCGGAGCAGCTGTAGCAGCAGGTGCAGAGCTTACTTCTGATGCAAACGGTGCAGCAGTAACTGCCGCACAGGGAGACTATGTCACCGCAATTGCACTCGAAGCCGCCACCGCTGCAGGCCAGGCAATCAAAGTTCAAATCGTTAAGTCAGGCAAAATGCCGGCTTAAAACCAACAGGAAAGGAGAATAGCAGACCATGAAAGGAACAAGCATATCTAACATTCAGGTACAGATCGCTAAAGGCTGGAGGCCTAATAACTACCTGACAAACATGTCCATGGCTTTCTTCCAGGAGGAAGGAGACTTTGTGGCACCCTCAATTTTCCCGGTTTGTCCTGTGGCATTGAGCTCCAGCTATTATTACACATTCAGCAAGGCTGACCTTGCGAGAGACAACGTGCAGAGGAAACCTGCATTCGGAAAGGTTCAGCCTGCACTGATGGGACAGACAGACAACACATACAAGTGCGAAGTGGACCAGGTAATCGTCGGTATCGACCAGATCGATGCTTTGAACTACCAGAGAGCAAAAGCTCCTGGCGTGGCAGATCCGAGAAGGGCAAAAGTCAGATTTGTCACCGAGCAGCTGAAGCTCCACCTGGACCTCATCTTTGCCGCAAACTTTTTCAACCCGCTGGCATGGCAGAACGTATGGACAGGCGTAGCAGCTAACCCCGGCGCTAACCAATTCCTGAAATTCAATGATGCCAACTTCGACCCTGTAAACTTCTTTGATGCCAGAATTAAGGACATCAAGCAGGCAGGACGTAGAAGACCCAACAGGCTGGCTCTTGGCGTTGACGCTTACAACGCATTAAAGAACCATCCTGACATCGTAGAAAGGGTAAAATACACCGGCAGCACTGCTAACCCTGCAATCGTCACACCTCAAGCTCTGGCTGCAATCCTTCAGATCGAGGAAGTAAAGGTTCTCGAAAGCACCTACAACAGAGGCGGCATCGGCCAGGAAGATATGCAGTTTGTATGCGCAACCGACGGAGCACTTCTCTGCTATGCAACCGACAATCCTTCAATTGACGAGCCCAGCGCAGGTTACATCTTCACCTGGGATATGCTCGGCAACGGTCAGTACATCGCAATTGACCAATACGAAGGAGAAAAAGGCACACATGCAGAGTTCATCGAAGGCTTGATGGCCACCGACATGAAGAAGACCTGCGACGATCTGGCAATCTACTTCGACCAGTGCGTATAAGAGAAGGAGGGGCACAGATGAACGGTAACAGTTACGGTTACATTTGCAAGAAAGCGTGTGTACTTGGAGGCGTCGCCTATTCTGAAGGCGACGCTATTCCTGCTGATGCCGTTCTTCCGAGCCGCGAAAAGGTCTTAATCAAGCAAGGGCTTATAGTTCCGGCCGTAAATGTTGACGTGCTACTGGAGGAGAACAAATTTTTAAGAGCGAAGGTAGGCGAGCTTCAAAAGACCGCCGGACAAGCCCCAGAATCGCCCAGAAACGACGAAAAGGAACCGGGGAATATAATTATACCTATCACGGCAAAAGGCGGCCTAATTGAGCTGGAAATGACGCCAGAGGACATAATAAAAGCCATTGCTACCCTGCAGCTTAATGCAGAGGAGGCTGCCAAGGCGGTGGGCGAAATCGACAAAGAGGAAATCCTTATACTGATTGATGCGCTTGACTACAGGAAAACGGTCAAGACAGCAATCCTGGAAAGGGTGGCACAATTAGAGACCGGCGGAGAGGAAGAACAGGGCGACAACGAGGAGGATAAGGGTCAGGGTGATGCATAATGGCAGAGAGAACATACACCTATGACCCGACAAAGATAGCGGGAAAAGGCAAAGACAGGATGCGCTTTGAGCTTGGCGACACCATGGTAGAAGGAGGACCTGAAACAGCAGCGCTTACCGACGAGGAAATCAATGCTGTTTTAGAGATGTACCCGAACAAATGGAAAAAAGCCAAGCTGGCGCTCGTTGAAAGCATATGCCGGCGTTTTTCATATGAGGTAGACACCGATGTCGGCCCTCTTTCCCTGGGCTTACAAGCCCGCGTAGAAGTATGGCGAGAGATGTACAAGGAGCTTAAGGCCGAATTAAACTATTCTGTGCCGAGCGCAAATCCGGCCGCGATAAGCGGTACCCCATACTTCTACAAGGGAATGATGGACAATCCATCAACAGGACGGAAGGAAGGTGGGGAGAATGTATCTCAGGCCAGGAAACCTTTATAAGGACTTTACCGTAGAAAAGAAAGGCAGGTCCATAAGCTCACGCGGTAGAGCGAAGAGTGGATACAGCGACGACGGCGAGACATTAAGAGGCGTCCTGGCCGAGGCAAAACCCCAGGAGAAGGAGCGATGGCGGCAGCTCCAACACCCCATAAGTCACACTATAGTCCAAAAAGGAAAACCCAAGGCTGCTCCGGAAGATCGTCTGATCTTTGGAGATAGAATATTCTTCATCCAGGGAGTAGACGAACCGGGCGCCTTGGGACTTTGGACAATTTACTATGTGGAGGAACGCTTCGATGGCTATGAACATCAAGATTAAACCGGAAATAGACAAGATCGTGGACCAGATAAATCACGAAGCTAAATCAAGAGCCTTCAGGGCCGCCAATGAGCTCCGAAATGCAGCGCTTAATGTCCTGCATGGCCAAAGATCAGGTCGCGTTTACAAAAGGCCTTTTTCAAGCAGCAGATATACAGCATCTGCGCCAGGAGAGCCGCCTGCAATGCGAACCGGAAACCTGCGCATGAGCTGGAAGCCAAGGACAGGATCGGAAACAGCGGGCAATACCTTAACGGTAAGGCCTGCGATTATTACTGATGTAAAATACGCTCCAATCCTCGAAAAAGGATTTGATGGTGAGGTTCAGAAGAAAAAGAAACTAAAACAAGGTGGAACAAAAATTATAAGCTATCACCTGACCATTGAGCCGCGTCCATTCGAGGAGCCGATAATCGAGGCTGCAAAGCCGAAGATTAAGCAAATCTACAGCGAGCCATATCTCAAATAAAACCAGGGAAGGAGGGAAGCCATGCCGTTAATTAAAGACACAGTCAACAAAGTGTTTGATGAAGTCAGCGTGCATAAAGGAGATTTAATCAGAGCGAAGCATGAGACATGGGATGAACCCAGGAATGGGATTGTAACAGCGGTGAGCGATAAAAAGCTGACCGTTTTATTTTTGCCAGGCCTGGGGAATGTCACGAACTACTTCACGATACTCGCGTCAGAAGTAGCTGCCGGGAAATGGACGGTCAAATGGACTACCGACATGGAGACCATCAAAACCGAAGGCACGGCAGGCGATGAACAATGACATTGGAAGATTTGATCTATAACCGACTTTTAGCCAGCAAGGACCTAACGGACAAACTGGCCAAGTTTGACAATCTGCCGGCGATTTTCTATCAGGCAGCTCCCGGGGACCAGAACGAAGGCTGGAAAGGCAAAAAGCAGTATCCGAGGATTGATTTTGTGGTAGATATGCAGGCCAATCCGGAAAGGCAGAGCTCCGGATTAATGACGCTCAATATATGGTGCATTGAATCAGGAATCCCTCCGGAAGAAATAGAACCGGAAGTGCGCGCTGCTTTATGCGATGTGTTCATGCAGCCGGCCGAACAGCCTCCGTATTGCCTGGCCTGGGTAAGATCAGACAGCTTCGAAGTAAGCGCAAACACAATAAAAGGATCCCATGTAAACGGCATAACAGTTCTTTTTGACGTGCTGGCTTTTCCCTGCCAAGAGACAACAGACCCGGATCCCATCATGGCCATGAGCGAGTTCATCAAGGAATGGGAGCCGGCCGCTGTATTGATAGGGAGAGACAAGATCCCGGACTATTTCACAGCAGGCAATGACAAGCCTGCTTTTTATTTCAGGCTTGCGACTTTAGAGCTGGCCCAGGAAACAAATACAGTGGCCTGGATGCACGGGACCATAGCTGGACATGTATTCGCTCCATCCGCAGAAGCAAGGCTGCAATGGCTAAAATACCTCGTAGACACGCTGGCAACCCAGGGAGAGGTTACGATGCTGGACACTTCTCCCATGTTTATACGGAGCATAAGAGCCGACAGTGCTGCGAATTACCTTATGACAGGCCAACTCCGAATAAATGTTCGATTTGGCATACTCCGCAGACCGAAATACTCGCATGTGCTGGCAAAGACGAATATCCCGCGTGAGAAACTGGAGGAAAAGGTAAATGTCAACGTAGCGCCGCAGCCAACTGCAGGATATACGGTCGAATATAAGCTCGCAGGAACAGATTATGAGAAATAGGAGGTTATTCTATGGCTGGCAAAACCGAAAACATCAAGAAGACCAACTCCGCGGAACCGATGACAATCCTGGAACCCGAATACACAGCCGAAGAGCTCGCTGCAGCATCAGAAAAGGTATTCGGTAAAAAGGTCTTACCCGAATGCGTAATAGCTGCCTTCCGCGTGGCGGGCATCACAAAGGCCACAAAAACACAGGCAGCAAAAATAGTAAAAGATTTCATGACGAAGGAGGTCAAGTAACATGGCAGGAGTTTTCACAATAGGTGAAAAGAAAGTCCGCCCTGGCGTCTATACCAGATATGAGAACGCCGGCGGCGTATCGCTGGCCGGAGCCGTAAACGGTATAGGCGCAGTAGTTATCAGGGCAAACTGGGGACCGCTTAACAAGCTTGTAGAACTTGACAGCCCCAGCGCGGCAGCTTCTACCTTCGGAACAGCGCTCACCGTGGACGCAATCACAGAGATGTTTAATGGAGGCTGCAGCAAGGTAAAAGCGGTAAGAGCAGGCGCCGGAGGCACAGCCGCAACAATCACATTAAAGGATGACGCTTCAGCTGACGTAGTAAAGATCACCGCAAAGTACGTCGGTGACCGTCCATTTAATGTGACGATTAGAGACAGCCTGATAAATGACGATAAGCGGGAATGCATTATCTATTCAGGAATTACCGAATTTGAAAAAGTGGAATTCGCAAAAGGGGCAGACGGAGAAGGGGAACCTGCTGCTCTCGTCGCAGCATTTGCCAATAGCAAGAACTTCACAGCAGAAAAGGTAGCTGACGGGAGCAAGGTTCTGGCCGCTGTGGCACAGGCAGCAATGACAGCAGGAACCAATCCGACTGTAACTACAGCAGAGTACAGCGCAGCGCTTAATGTTTTGGAAGCAGGCAAATGGAATGTTCTGTGCGTAGACACCGAAGATACAGCAGTTCATGCACTGGTTCAGTCTTTCATTCAGAGGATCTACCTGGCCGGCGCCACACCGATGGCCTGCATAGCGGAGACAAAGGATGTGGAGCTCGACACCAGGATGAACCATGCTGCAGCTTTCAACGATGAGAAAATGGTCTACGTCTTGAACCCGGCATATGACGCCAGCGGCAATCTTTATGACGGATACAAGCTGGCAGCCAGGATTGGTGGCATGATAGCAGCTGCACCTTCCAACACCAGCCTGACCCATACCGTGATAAACGGATTTGTTTCTCTTGCAGAGCCGCTGACAAATAGCCAGATTGAGAAGGCACTGCAAAAAGGCTGCCTCGTTCTCACAGTTAACGCAAGCG